AGTGCGCGGTTGAACAAGCCGTCGAGCACCTTCTTGCGCGCGCCGCCTTTGATGTTGTCAGGGAACCAGTCGATCTTGCCGCTGGTGTGTTCGACAGCGTGGGCCAGGATCGCGTGCTGTGCCGGGGTCAATTGGGTGGTGGTCATGTCTTGCTCCTTCGATGTGGTGGACGGTGATGTGATGAACGCGCTGTTCCCAAGTGAAGCCAAGCGCTTTCTGCTTGGCTTCCAGGGTTCGCAATCAGGTGTTGGCCTTTTCCGACTTCGTCGCTTTGCGGCCCTGCTCGACACCAGCGTTGAAGGCTGCTTCGAGCGCATCGCGCAAGCACCAGACCGCCACGTCGTGGAAATCGAGGCTGTCCGAGCGGCGGGTTTCCAGGGTTTCGATGCCCAGCTTGTTTTGCGCGATCTGGGTCAGGAGTTGTTCGAGCTTGCTCATGTCCGTGTCCTTTCATGGTGTTGATGACGAACGTATGAACGCGCTGTTCCAGAGGGAAGCCAAGCTCAATCCGCAGGCGAATTTGGCAAATGAGCGAACAAATGATTGAAGGTGCCCCGAAGGGGAAATATGGGTATTTCGATTCGTGCCTACGCACGCCACCGAGGGGTGTCCGATGCGGCGGTGCGCAAGGCCATCGCTGCGGGACGGATCACGCCGGAGGCAGACGGAACGATTGATGCCGAGCGCGTCGACCGGGAGTGGGCACGCAATTCCGATGCGCCGCGCAATGGCACGGCCACCCGCGCGGTCAAGGTCGCCGTACCGGAATCCAGCGCCACCACGGGTGACGGGCCTGCCGCCTCATTGGCTACATCCGCAGCAGGCGGCACGTCCTTGCTGCAGGCGCGCACGGTCAACGAAGTGGTCAAGGCGCAAACCAACAAAGTGCGCCTGGCCCGTCTCAAAGGCGAACTGGTAGATCGGCCACAGGCCATCGCCCATGTTTTCAAGCTGGCGCGATCCGAACGCGATGCGTGGCTCAACTGGCCCGCGCGCATCTCAGCACAGATGGCAGCCAAGCTCGGCGTCGATCCTCACACGATGCACATCGCCCTGGAGGCAGCTGTGCGTGAGCACCTGCAGGAACTGGGCGAGATGCGCCCAAGGGTGGATTGATGGACATGGACTACGAAGGCGCTGCCGAGATCGAACGCGCATGGCGTGAAGGACTGACGCCCGACCCGCTGCTCACCGTGTCCGAATGGTCGGATCGCCACCGGATGCTCTCCAGCAAGGCGTCTGCCGAGCCGGGGCGCTGGCGCACCAGCCGCACGCCGTACCTGAAAGCCATCATGGACTGCCTATCGCCGACCTCAGCGGTCGAGCGCGTGGTGTTCATGAAGGCGGCGCAGCTTGGCGCGACCGAGATGGGATCGAACTGGATAGGCTATGTCATCCACCACGCGCCCGGGCCAATGATGGCTGTGTGGCCGACGGTGGAGATGGCCAAGCGCAACTCCAAGCAGCGAATCGATCCGCTGATCGAGGAGTCGTCCGCACTGGCTGAACTGATTGCACCGGCGCGCAGCCGGGATTCCGGCAACACCATCCTGGCCAAGGAGTTCCGGGGTGGCGTGCTGGTGATGACCGGGGCCAACAGCGCGGTCGGGCTGCGCTCAATGCCGGTGCGGTATCTGTTCCTCGACGAGGTCGACGGCTATCCGTTGGACGTCGAGGGCGAAGGCGATGCGATCTCGCTGGCCGAAGCCCGTACACGCACCTTTGCTCGGCGCAAGATCTTCATCGTTTCGACGCCGACGATTTCAGGGGCGTCGGCTATCGAGCGCGAGTACGAGGCCAGTGACCAACGTCGCTACTTCGTGCCGTGTCCGCATTGCTCGCACCGGCAGTGGCTGCGCTTCGAGCAGCTGCGCTGGGACAAAGGGCAACCGGAAACCGCTGCCTACATCTGCGAGTCGTGTGACTCCGCGATTGCCGAGCATCACAAGACGTGGATGCTGGAACACGGTGAATGGCGCGCGATGATCACCGATGGCGCGAGCAAGACGGCAGGCTTTCACCTGTCGTCGTTGTACAGCCCGGTGGGCTGGCGCAGTTGGCGGGAGATTGCCGCTGCCTGGGAAGCCGCCGTCAGCAAGGAATCAGGATCAGCAGCCGCCATCAAGACCTTCAAGAACACCGAGCTGGGTGAAACCTGGGTCGAGGAAGGCGAAGCGCCAGACTGGCAACGGTTGGTCGAGCGCCGAGAGGACTACCGCGTCGGTAGCGTGCCGCAAGGCGGTCTGCTGCTGGTGGGCGCGGCCGACGTACAGAAGGATCGCATCGAGGCGTCGGTTTGGGCCTTCGGGCGCGGCAAGGAGTCGTGGCTCATCGAGCACCGCGTGCTGATGGGGGACACCGCTCGCGACACGGTGTGGAAGCGCCTTGCTGAAATGCTGGCCGAGACCTGGACACACGCCTCCGGCGCGGCGATGCCGCTGGCCCGCTTCGCACTGGATACCGGGTTTGCCACGCAGGAGGCCTACGCCTTCGTGCGGGCCTGCCGCGATCCGCGTGTGATGGCTGTCAAGGGTGTGCCTCGCGGTGCAGCCTTGATCGGCACGCCGACGGCCATCGATGTCTCCCAAGGTGGCAAGAAGCTGCGCCGTGGCATCAAGGTGTACACGGTGGCAGTCAGCATCGCCAAGCTGGAGTTCTACAACAACCTGCGCAAGGCCGCAGATGTCGGCGAGGACGGTTTGACCACGGTGTTCCCGGCCGGGTTCGTCCATCTGCCCAAGATCGACGCCGAGTTCATCCAGCAACTCTGCGCGGAGCAACTGATCACCCGCCGCGACCGCAACGGTTTCCCGGTGCGCGAGTGGCAAAAGATGCGCGAGCGCAATGAGGCGCTCGACTGCTACGTCTACGCCCGCGCGGCCGCATCGGCGGTGGGCCTAGATCGCTTCGAGGAACGCCACTGGCGGGAATTGGAGCGGCAGCTTGGGGTGGCCAGTCCGCCATCCCTTGAAACACCTACTGAATCGATCAACGAGGCCACTGACCGATCCCAATTCGGCGGTGGCCTCGCTGTTTCTGGCAACCGCAACACCGGTCGGCGCGTGATCAAAAGCCGCTGGCTGTCCTGACATCACAAGGAGAAAACATGAGTCTCGCTACCCGTATCGAAAGCCTGGTCATCCGCGTCGCGCAGGAGTTCAACGACGTCCGCGCCAAGGCAGGCAACCTGGCCAACCTCACCACCACCGACAAGTCGAATCTGGTCGCGGCCATCAACGAACTGAAGGCCGCCGTGGTGTCCTCGGCGGTGATCGACGATGCGCACGTCGCGGCCACGACCACGTACTCGTCCAACAAGATCGTCTCGCTGCTCGATGCGCTCAAGACCGAGATCTTGGGCGGTGCCGATGCTGCCTACGACACGCTGGTGGAAATCCAGCAACTGCTGCAGAACGGCACCAGTGGTCTGGATGCGCTGCTCGCCGCCGTCAACAGCCGCGTGCGCTTCGATGCGGCGCAGTCGCTGACCGTGGCCGAACAACTTCAGGCTCGCAGCAACATCGGCGCTGTCGCCGCCAGCGATGTCGGCAACACCGATACCGACTTCGTCGCGGTCTTCGTAGGCGCGCTGGTCTGATGAGCCTCGCATCGCGCATCAGTGCGTTGGCCAGTCGTGTCGGGCTCGAGGTCAAGACCAAGATCGACGCGACCCACCCCGGCCTGGCCCGGGCGTGGGTGTGTTTCGGCTATGTCGGCAACCAGATCGTCGTGCGTTCGTCGCACAACGTGGCCAGCGTGACCCGGACGGCAGCGGGCCGCTACCGCGTGACCTTTGCCGCTGCCATGCCCGATGCCAACTATTGCTGGACGGCGCTCGCCCGCAGCAGCACCAACAGTGGCACGCAGCGCATTGCCATCGTGCGATCCACCTCCGACCAGAAGACAGCCCAGTACGTCGACATCAGTTGCGCCACCACGTCCGCATCGTTCGACGACTCCTCTGAAATCAACCTTGCGGTGTTCCGCTGATGGCCTACACACAAGCACACCTCGACGCGTTGGAAGCGGCGCTGGTCAAGGGCGAAAAGCGCGTGACCTTTGGCGACAAGACTGTCGAGTACCGCAGCGTCGATGAACTCCGGGCCGCCATTGCGGCGGTCAAGCGCGACATCTTCGAGCAGGCCGTGGACACCGGACTGTGGCCTGGTGCGCCGCGCCAGATCCGCGTCACCACAGGCAAGGGGTTCTGAACATGCAATGGTTTGACCGAATGCGCAAACGCATCGGCATGAGCGTGCTTGGCGGGACGCCGTTCTATGACGGAATCGGTGGTGGCCGTCGCGCGTTGGCGTGGCAGGTCGGCAATCCCGGTGCGGTCGCAGCGCTCGCGTTCACCCAGAACGAATTGCGCGCCAAGAGCCGCGATCTGGTACGCCGCAATGCCTGGGCAGCGGCAGGCGTCGAAGCCTTTGTCTCGAATGCTATCGGCACCGGCATCAAGCCGCAGAGCATGCTGGCCGATCAGCCCCTGCGCGAAGCGATCCACAGCCTGTGGTGGGACTGGTGCGAGGAAGCCGATGCCGCCGGGCTGACCGATTTCTACGGCCTGCAGGCCTTGGCCTGTCGCGCCATGCTCGAAGGCGGGGAATGCCTGGTGCGACTGCGTTACCGCCGCCCTGAAGATGGTCTGCCGGTGGGCCTTCAACTGCAGCTGCTCGAACCCGAACACCTGCCAGTCACGCTGAATCAGGAGTTAGCTTCCGGAAACGTCATCCGTGCGGGCATCGAGTTCGACAAGCTCGGACGGCGGGTGGCTTACCACCTGTATCGCTCGCATCCGGGCGATGGCTCACTGGCCCCGATGTCAGGCACCGGTGGCGTGGTGGGCGGTCTCGACACCGTGCGTGTCCCGGCCAGCGAAATCATCCATCTGTTTCGTCCCTTGCGGCCCGGACAGATCCGGGGCGAACCGTGGCTGGCGCGCGCGCTGGTCAAGCTCAACGAACTCGACCAGTACGACGACGCCGAGCTCGTGCGCAAGAAAACCGCTGCGATGTTCGCGGGCTTCATCACGCGCCTGTCACCTGAGGACAACCTGATGGGTGAAGGACTGCCGGATGCCAATGGCGCGGCGATGGCCGGGCTGGAGCCGGGCACGATGCAAATCCTGGAGCCTGGCGAGGACGTGAAGTTCAGTCAGCCTGCCGATGTCGGCGCGAGCTACGCCGAATTCCTGCGCATGCAGTTTCGGGCGGTGGCAGCAGCGATGGGCATCACCTACGAGATGCTGACCGGCGACCTGACGCAAGTGAACTACTCGTCGATCCGGGCCGGTCTGCTGGAGTTTCGCCGCCGCTGTGAAGCCATCCAGCACGGCGTGATCGTCCACCAGCTGTGCCGCCCGATCTGGCGTGCCTGGATGGAGCAGGCACTGCTTGAAGGCGCGCTGGCGCTGCCACAGTTCACTGAAAAGAAACGCGACTACTTCGCGGCCAAATGGATTCCACAGGGCTGGCAGTGGGTCGATCCCAAGAAGGAATTCGACGCAATGCTGACCGCCATTCGCGCCGGGTTGCTGTCTCGCTCAGAAGCCATCTCGGCCTTTGGCTACGACGCCGAGGACATCGACCGCGAGATCGCCGCCGACAACCAGCGTGCCGATGAGCTCGGACTGGTCTTCGACTTCGACCCGCGTCACGACAAAGCGCCCCAACCATCGGCATTGGGCGCTCCCATGAATGCAGCCGCCACGGTGGCCGTGCCGCAAGACCCACAGGACAACTGACATGCAACTCGTTCATCTGGCGTCCCGCCTCTACGGGACGCCGCTCCTCATTGCGCGTCCCAAACTCGATGTGATCCTCTCAGTGCTGGGTTCCCGCATCGGCTTGCTCGATCTGGACATGGCCATGCCGCTGCCCGCGCCGCGCCAGAGCGCCACATCGGGTCAGGCGGGCATTGCCGTCATCCCGGTGGTCGGCACGCTGGTCAGACGTTCGATGGGCATCGAAGCCGCCTCTGGCCTGATGTGCTACGGCGAGATCGAATCCCGCCTGGACGCTGCGTTGGCCGACCCGCAGGTGGCGGGCATCCTGCTCGATCTGGATTCGCCCGGCGGCGAGGCCTCGGGCGTGTTCGAACTGGCCGAGCGAATCCGCGCCGCCAGCAGCATCAAGCCGATCTGGGCGCACGCCAACGATGCCGCGTACTCGGCAGCCTTTGCCATCGCGGCGGCCTGCCAGCGCCTGACGCTGTCGCAGACCGCCGGTGTCGGCTCGATTGGCGTGATCGCGCTGCACGTCGACCAGTCGGTGAAGGATGCCAAGGACGGCCTGAACTACACCGCCGTCTTCGCGGGCAGCCACAAGAACGACTTCTCCCCGCACGAGCCCCTCAGCCCGCAGGCCACCACAGCGTTGCAGACCGAGGTGGATCGCCTCTACGACATCTTCGTGAATCAGGTCGGGCGGATGCGCGGCCTCGACCCGGATGCCGTGCGCGCCACCGAGGCTGGGCTGTTCTACGGCGAGCAGGCGGTGGCAGCAGGTCTCGCCGACGCCGTGATGCCGCTCGAACAGGTGATGAGCGAGTTCACCGACGCGTTGGCGACCAAGCAGCGGCTGGCGCAGCCGGGCGTGGCCCGCGCGTCGCCCCGAAGTCTGTCCACGCAGCCCATCTCAACCCCGCCCCGAAGCAAACCTTTCACCCTGGAGAACACCATGACCGACCCAAAAAACGACCACGACAACCCAAACGAACCGACCGAAACCGACCCGCAGGGCGACCAGCCGCAGACCGACAGCGATCCGCAACCGACGCCTGCTGCCCAAGCAGCACTGGTGCAGTCCTTCGCCAGCGGGCGCGGCCAAGCACAGGCCATTGCAGAGATGTGTCTGATCGCGGGCCAGTCCCAACGCACGGCGGAATTCCTCGCAGCAGGCTTCTCGGAAGCGCAGGTGCGCCGCGCCTTGCTGGATGCCCGTGCCGACCAACCCGAAATCGCCTCGCGCATCACCGCCGATGCAGGAACCAGTCAGCGCCCGGAAAACAGTCCGGTGGTCGCTGCCGTCAAGAAACTCACCGCCAAGGAGTAAGCCATGCCCACTGTCACTCAATCCAAGAACCTCGGCGACCTGCTGAAGTACGAAGCGCCGAACCTCTACTCGCGCGACCAGGACACCGTCGCTGCCGCGCAGAACCTGTCGCTGGGCACCGTGGTGGGCCGCGAAACAGCCACTGCCAAGCTCAAGGTAATCGACCCGAGCGCCACGGACGGTACGGAAATCGCCGCTGGCGTGCTTGGCAATGACGTCGATGCGACGCTGATCGACCGCGAGGACGCGATCTTGATCGCCCGCCACGCCATCGTCGCGCGAGGCGCATTGGTCTGGCCGACCGGTCTCACGGTTGCGCAGAAGGCAACTGCCGTTGCCCAACTCTCCGCCCTTGGGGTGCTGGTGCGCGATAGCGCCTGATCCCGCCCCAACGATCCATCTCACTCCCCCGAAAACCCGCCACTGGCGGGTTTCGTCATTTCTGGAGATCCCAAATGCAGAACCCCTTTGAAAACCCCGGTTTCTCGATGGCCAGCCTGACGGCCGCCATCAACCTCCTGCCCAACCGCTACGGGCGGCTGGAGCAACTCAACCTGTTTCCGGCCAAGCCGGTGCGCACTCGGCAGATCATCGTCGAGGAGTACGCCGGTCGTCTGAACCTGCTGCCCACCCGCGCGCCCGGTTCACCCGGCACCGTCGGTGAACGTGGCAAGCGCAACCTGCGTTCCTTCGTGATCCCGCACATCCCGCACGACGACGTGGTGCTGCCGGAAGAAGTGCAAGGCCTGCGCGCCTTTGGTTCCGAAACTGAGATGGAAGCCATTGGCGGTGTCATGGCCCGTCATCTGGAGACCATGCGTAACAAGCACGCGATCACCCTGGAGCACCTACGCATGGGCGCACTCAAGGGCAAGATCCTCGATGCCGACGGCAGTGAGCTGGTCGATCTGTTCGACGAGTTCGACATCACCGCGCAATCGGTGTCCTTCGAGTTTTCGACGGCGGCCGACAACGGGCAAATCAAGAGTGCCTGCCTGGAGCTGCTTGGGCTCATGGAAGATGGGCTCACGGGCGAGTTTTCGACCGGCGTGCATGTGTTGTGCTCGACCGAGTTCTTCCGGGCGCTGACCACCCACAAGGAGGTCAAGACCGCCTACCAGAACTGGCAACAGGGCGCGGTGCTGATCAACGACATGCGCTCGG